TATTCTTCTTTGTAAATTACACCGTCATCACCAAATAGATTGGTGCTACTATATTTTCCTGTGGGATCAGTTAGATCAAAATACCTACTAATACCACTACTGGTTCTATTAATAGTTTTTATTTTGGCCACATCTTGGCTGATACTCAAGGGACTAATGTTATAATCTTCTGCTGTAATCATACGATTTTGTGTATAATATGTAGCAGGTGCTTTGGCTTTAATTTCGTCGTTGCTTTCACTCAATGCACTATTACTAATACTAGATTGTAATCCTAAAGTAATGCTTAAAGTTTCTATTTGTCCTACACCAGATACATAAGGAACGGAGATAGAAACATTTCTAATATTTTTAGGATTTATAGTATAACTAAGTCCATTACTTACACGATAATATACTCTAAAAGACCCCAATGGCAATGTGCCAAATGTGCCATCACTAAACGTCAAACTGATTCTATCTTCTGCTCTAGTAACAACCCCGTAGATATTTCTAATATTTTTCTTTAAACTATTATAGATTATGTTATTGCCTTCAAAACTGGAAACTTTAGCCCAATATTCTTGTTCTACACCATTAGAGTCTAGTTTATACAACCATACATCAGTGTCGTTAATATTAGTAGCATCGATATCGACAATTTCATTAGTACTTGGCTGGCTAATTGAAAAAGAGCCTGTGTTCAAGCTACCTTGTCTAAAATGTAAAAAGAAACCAGTAGTAGGACTGGCTGCTCCTCGGCCGTCGTCTCTATAAAGGAACGCCAAGCTTTTACCTGCCTGCGGAGGGTCTTCCACAATATCCATTCCGTCTTTGATAATAGTACTGACTATTTCAAAATTCATATTCCTACCATCTACTACTTTGGTAAATCCATATACAGGAATATTACTACTAGCCGATTGAATTCTATATTGTTCAGTAGGTATGCTATATACCACAGCTTTATTATCTGGATTACCAAACTGCTTGATAGCAGGCATAGAAGCATTGATAACTTTGATAAATTGATCATACCAATTACTATTTGCGGTGTCATTCCAGATTATTTCTTGCCCAGATAAATTTCTTCCATTACTATCTATTACTGCCTGCGTAGTAGAAATACTGGTAAATTTTAACAAGCCGTTAGCTGCTTGGTTACGTTTGGCATTGTAACCTAGCATTCTGGATAATCTTAAAACACTTTCTCTACGTTCTGCTAGTTCTAAAAAGTTTTCACGAGCATTTAGGTCCACTCTAAATGCAATACTTTGTCCTAAAAAAGCAATCATATCTATCAATGCTAGATATTCACTGCTTTCAATATAGTCGTTGAAGTCTTCAGGATAATTCTGTCTAAGGTAATCTACCATTACTCTGCGTAGATTTTCAAAATCATAACTTTGAAAATCGGCATTTCTATAGCTTTGATAAATTCTCTTCCAATCTTCAGCTACGAGTAATCTATTTTGTCTGTCGGTAGATGACATGTTTAATCCTTGTTCTGATATTTATAGTGTGTAATAATATGGTAGTTTATCCTATTAATCCGTTATCTTGATCAAACTTAAAACGCATAGATTCTGAAATGTTGTAAGGAAGATAAGTTAAGTCGCATTCGATTTGAATACCAGTTTCATAGGCAGTGATTGTAATATTATTAACTCTAACCCTGGGATCATAGTTAATAATGTCCTCGACATTTTTTATTATTAAATTTTTTAAATCTTCAGTTAATGGTTCAAAAATTACATCCCAAATTATAGTACCAAATTCTGGATTCATTAATCTTTCACCCTGTCTTACGTGAAAGTGATTAAGTAAATCTTGTTTAATTAAGTCCAAGTCATATAATGAGTATGATTCACTGTCAGTGCTTATAGTACTGAAACCTCTGTATGTTCTTGGTAACGGCGGTTGTGCTCGAGCATTATTGCCTTTAACAATAAGTTTTTCGTATAGTCTTTGAATAGCCATAAAAATATTTAATCCTTTTTGCTCTTAGAAAATGTATCAATCGCCGTGGAGTATACACTCCAAAATTCAGGAACAGCAATGTCATCTTCTGCTTCTCTGTCTGTCATATCTGATTTAAAATTCAAAGGATCTAAATTTTCATGATGTGGCCACGGTTCGGCAGTTGGCACACGCTGCATGATAGTTTGTACAAATTCATCACCCTGCTCGTCTGGTACACTATGAGTTGACAAAGGATCTGGCAACTCCGCTTTTTCTGCCACTTCCGCTGTGGCTGCTTCTGGTGCAGCTGGTCCGTTAAGATTAATTGAGCTAGCACTAAGAACCAAGCTTGCACCTCCGATGCTAGTTGCGCCGCCGCCTGTCCATTTACTGGCTCCCCCACTTTTAATATCAAGTGCTCCACCGGCTGTGATCACATTGTTGCCGCCGGAGTTAAGTTCTGAATTACCTCCAGCTGTTAATTTATTATTGCCATCTGTGCTAAGATCAAAGTTTCCTAAAATTGTGTGAAGATAGTTGCCCTCGAAAGTGGTATTAACATCGCCCTTGACATGGTTGGCTTGTAGGCCGTCGACTATTAAAGTCTGATCCTGCCCCACTTCGGTTTGCATATTTTCTGCCACTTTGACATTGAAATTGCGTCCACACTCTATATTGATGTCACGGTCAGCATAAAAATTAAAATCATTTCCAGTGTGTATGCTAATACTGTCTTGGGCAAAAATATCTATTTTGCCATCACTGGTTAATTCTATCCAAGTTGAGCCACGAGCATTACCAATATAAATTAAATCTTCACTGTTGTGCAATAATATTTGATGCCCGGTTCTAGTTCTTAATCTTATTAATTCGTTATGAGGAATAGTAACATCGCCTTCTTCCCCTTCTTCTATACTGGCATAGTCTGGCGGACCTTCACTGGGCGTTGTTTTCCTAAGAAATTTATCATCACCATCATCCATGACAAAACTAGAACCCCCTAACCTACTGACAAAGGCTGTAGTTTCAGTTTCTTTTTTGCCTAATTTGCCTTTTGGTGCATCGGCTTGCTTGTCAACGGGTCCCGGTGTGCTAATACCAAAAACGGCACTGGGCCATTCTCTTCTAGCACTGCTACTAGTAATTCCTCTAATGTCATCCAGTAATAATCCTTGTTGTTCCAGTATGGTGGCAAAAGGATGTTTTGGTTTTTTAGTTAGTGTTGTGTCATTTCCTATTTGTTCTTGTGCTGTTTTGTTGTACTCTGCTACAGGAATTCTTCCTGTACGTCCTTTAAGATCTGCATTTACGTTTTGATCATTTGTAAAAGTTGTGGCAGCATACCCTGGTATCATAAAATTCATGTCATTGTCTTGTACGCAACCGATCCAATAACCTCTTTTAGGATCACCTTGTACAAATACCACCATGACTGTGGTGCCTACATCCGGCGGTATCATCCACATTCCATAACTTTTTTGTGTGTTTCCGTAATTGTCGTCTTTGCCGGCAAACTCAATGGCTGTGGCCCCCATAAAAGGACTTAGATATTTCACCTTACGTAACTGTGTTGCTGTTCTAGGAGTACTACCTACTTCGCTCAATAATTCCACTTCTAATGTGCCCATATATGAAGGGTCTAGATGACTGACCACTTTGGCCAACAAAACTCCTGTGTTATTTTCTGGTTGTTTACCTATAGGGGCTCTATTTTCCTCTGCCATTATTATGGACCTCCTACAACGTCTTCATATCCGTTAGGTTCTGCTGCGGCTTCTTTAGGCGAAGGCACAGGTGTTTTTAAAATAGTATCCACCAAGGTTTTGCCTTCTTTAGGTGCAGCGTTTTTATCAGTGTCTTGATTAGGCATTTTCATTAGTTTAAGACTTTGTGTGAAAAGCCCATTATTAAATTCATTTTGCACTTCGCCTACTCTATATAATCCACTAAATTGTGGAACTATTTTACCTTGACCAAATTCATATAAGCCTGTGGTGTAATCAATGTCTATGGGATTCCTGAAGTTCACTGTGATATAAACTTCTGTACTTTGACCGTCAATGGCGCCATCATTATTGATGCCCCTTAAATTGGTCTTTTGTGCTGAATAATTTCCCATATTACTATCGCCCAGGTAATAAGGATCACCTAGGATTTTTAAATCTAATTGTACCATGTCTAACATGGAATTTATAGCTTCGTTAAATGCTTTTGCAGCCAGTGTACCTGGGTCATCGTCCCCTGTAGGACTTTTATTACTGCCAATGCTAATGGCATCATTGATTACAGGTGCGCCATCTTTAGCTGGTCTTGCTTCAGTATTAGTAGTAGGAGGAGTTTTACCGCTGTCAGTTTTAGTTTCACTGGTTGCGTCACTGCCTGTTGTTGATTTGGTCAATACACCTTGATTTCTTTTTCCCATATCTACGGTTAATTGTTTATAGAATCCGTTATTAAATTCAATATTAAAATCTATGATGTCAATATTTTTTGAAGTATAGATATAGTTGTATTCTTTAAGAGCTACCTTTTTTAAATTTTCTATGCCTTTGGGTCTGTCTTCTGGCGGTAAAAATCTACTACTATGTATAGCCGACGGTATTACTCTATACACTGCCAAAGTGGCATAGTTTCCAGTTGTTGCTACATTTTCGTCGGAATCTAAAAGATATAGTTGAGTTTCCACTCTCCACCAAGGAACAAACCCATCATTGTCTACACTTTCCAAGGCCTGTCTTCCATATTGACTGACTAGAATTATTTGATTTATCATATTAGGAATATTACTGCCTTGGGCAAACTCTGCTACTCCCTGCTCCGATTCTATTTTAATACTGCCTCTTTTAAATACTCCTGCTTTGGAATCGTATACTTCGGCTTCTTCACCAAATGCCTGTTTGGCCCGTTGTAAATCGCCAAACCCCATAGTGGATGTG